AAGAGAGGTGTCTCCATCGATGGTGCCGAAGCCTACGTAACCCATTACCCATGTCTAAATTGTTACAAAGCTCTCGCGAGTAGTGGGGTGAATAAGATTTACTACAATACAGACTATAAAAATGACCCTGTAGTGGAGGAGTTGGGCTACGGTATACCTATAACCAACCTAAGTTGATTAGGTTCTACAAAAAACCAAAATGGTGAAAAAATCTACGTCACGCGTTCGCAAGGAATCCACTGGTATGACTGGTCTGGAAGCAAAGTTCAAACAGAAGATTGTGAGACGAGATGATAGGATTAAAAGAAAGAAGGCAACCATATTAGCCCTTCAGAAGGAGAATATAGAACTCCGCGAGAAAAATGCAATCGAGTTTGACGTAAAATTTAAAAAGCAACGAGCATCGCTTGCTTTCATGGGGTCTGAAAATGTGGAACTTCACTCCAAGATTGAAGAACTCACCAAAAGTACTAAGTTTTTACGAACCAGTTTGTTTGCGGCGAAGCAGGAAATTGAAAATTTGAGAACAAAAAAAGTTCCAGTTTTAGACGTGGAAGACGAGAAGGCGCTTGCCATGGGGCGGCGCAGGGTATATATAAACAATGAGACTGTAGAACGGGCGTTTAAAAACCTGAGACGGGGTAAGTCCTTATTCAAGATGATACCGCGAACCCATATGTTAATTAGACAAGCTGGACGATGGGATAGTGCGATAGAAATTCACCGTAGGTTTAATATTTGTAATGTTTAAAGAAAATATCCTCATAGAATGTAATGAACGTGGATAGTCTCCCACCATACATTAAGCAATTGTTTCAAAACAAAGAACTCACGATGAATCAGAAGATGGTCACGTTGATGGCATTCACGCCAGATGTCCCAGGTATATACAAGTTAGGGGATCACTTGGAGACTGGGATGGAAATTAAGAAGCTCGTAGACGATGGGAAGATTCGTCTAGGCAAATTCGATAAAAACTTTACTCTCGAGGTGGTTCATCTTTGATTTTAATCGCCCATTTATCCTCCTTACGGAACTTTTCATAATCAATCTCCTTGATTTTGAAAACTTTCATGATGAACTTTTTGATTGGATTTACTTCTTTCTTTTTGGGGTCTGGTAAAGCGGCCTGAACATGTCGCTGTACACGCCGGGGGCGTATACGTTTTTTGTTTACAGTCAATTTAGTTTTGGGAAAATATACAGGTTTAGCGAGAGCTATCATTATTTTTATAAATCACATATTCTTTAAAAACATTTTGAACACCTAAGTGGATCCACCCCAAAGTAAAAAACATTCACTTTCCAAACACCATGAACGCTTCTACCATTTCCGCCTACATTGCCAAGCTCGAGCTCGAGAACAAGCTTCTCCGCGGGGAAGTCGAAGATTGCAAGAATGAGATTTTCCACCTAAAGGTGGTTATCGAGGACCTCGGGGATGAGTTGGACGAAGACTACGAGTCTGACGAGGAGTCGGTTGCAAGCACCGAGGACGAGGAGTCTGACGACGAGGAGTCCGACGATGAGGAATCTGACGATGAGGAATCTGACGATGAGGAATCCGACGATGAGGATGACTTCCACATCTCTCGGAACGCCGCGATCGTCAATGTCCTCCGGAAACTCTCCGACCTCGAGAAAGATGATTTCAAGAGCGAAGCATACTGGAAGGCTGCCGAGGCTGTCGACAACATCCCCTACACCATCGTGGATGGCGCATCTCTCTCCAAGGGAGAGACCAAGGTCGCTGGCATCGGCAAGAGCATCGCCAAGAAGATTGATGAATTTCTCGAGACTGGGATGATTTCAAGACTCGAGGAACTCAAGAAGAAGCCTCCTACGACCAATGAGTGCATCTTCGATGCCCTCGGTGAGGTGGCTGCCCGAGAGTCGGACGTTCACAAGAAGGCTGCCTACAAGAAGGCTGCCCAAGCTATCAAGAACCTCGACTTTGAGGTGACCTCCGGTGAGGAACTTGCCAAGGGTCCCAACAAAGTCGCTGGTATTGGCAAGAGCATCGGACGCAAGATCGACAACTTTCTGCAGTTTGGGGATATGTAACCTAATTTTTAATAAAAATATATAAAATCAAGTTGAAAATGAGCGACATCGTTAAAGTCGTAAATCTTCATCAATTGTTTCCCATTCGCGTGGTTCACTAGCAATAGTATTATCTTCAATAATTATATCTCGAATCGTTTCAAATAAAACATACGTTAACGCAAATTTATACGCTAAAAATCCAATAAATGTGGCACCATAATCAAAATCAAATGCAAATGGTGCGTTATTCCACAGCACTTCAAAAATAGCCGTGCTCACTGGCACAAACATCTGTTTTTGAATAGTTGACTTTTCGATATTATCCACGTGATCTGAAAGAAGATTCATATATGTATATGATGCAATTGCTCCGATAGTTGCCGAAACACCAACATCCGCTCCTTGCGTAATAAAATATGACGCAGATATAGCCGCACCGTAGGCAGCTGTAGAGTTTTTGAGACTAGTCTTGAGTTTATCATACTCGGGGATAGAGCGGTTTGTGATTGGTAGGCGGGTAGGTTTCGCAATAGCAAGAGTCAACATGTACTAGATGTAAAAGACTTAAAATCTTTATCCTAGTTATAGTAAATGCCGTGTCAGTTGTGTAAGAAGAAATGTGGAGTGCCTATAGAGTGTAAATATTGTAAAGGAAATTTTTGCCCAAAATGTATTCGTCTAGAAACACATAATTGTATTGGTATCGAAAAGCGTCGTAAAGAAGGTCTTAAAACTCTGGAAGAAAACCTAACATATGAACCCACTCCTAAGTGCTTAAAGATTTAGATAGAATACTATTCAGTGGGAGGGGGATGAAAGCTGAGATGCCCGAGTGGTCTAAGGGGGGCGACTTAAGATCGCCTGGCATATAAGTCTCGTGGGTTCGAACCCCACTCTCAGCATCTTATATCGAAACTTGTTTTCGATATTGGCACTCTTAGCTCAGTGGTTAGAGCGTGTGCTTAGTAAGCACAAGGCCGGGAGTTCGAACCTCCCAGGGTGCATTTTTAAGTGTGAAACCCACATTTAAAAATGTTCTAAATTTATATAATGGATGTTCATAACCTTACAGCATGTTGTTTTTTGGTATCATTTTCAACTCTATGTGTTTCAGAAATATTTTTAGGCTATGTGGTGTATCCAATGTTTCTCACCCACGCCTTAACATTTTATATGTCCTACGATCTTGTGTGGATTTATATACAACCTGAAATTGTTAAGTCGTTTCGTAAACTCATTATACTACACCATATCATGGCTTTAATTTACATTATGAGACCTCTATGTGTACCAGAAGAAGCCTACCTTACAGCATATCTAGGGTTAGTTGAAATTGATACATCTGTGTTAACACTCAAATATATGTTTCCAAAGAACGAGACTATCCGTTCACTTTATTTATTTACAAATGTATTCTTCCGCGTTTGGTATGAAAGTCTTATGTCTTTAGTTGTATGGTTCTTATACGATTTTAAAAACATATATGTGAAAATACATGTAATGACCTGTCAACTCTTTTTCAATATTTTCAGTTGTGGAATATGTGTGTTGACCTATCGTGCCTTAAAGAATAAGCACCTTAAGGATGTATAATGTCTCTCGGAGTCAAAAAACTTAGCTATGATTCTATTCTACCTACTCGAGGCTCTGATGGTGCTGTTGGCTACGATCTCTATAGTAATTGTGATGGTGTTATACACCAGTATAAACGGGGCCTTATCTCAACGGGTATCGCGATATCACTCCCACCGGGGGTCTACGGGCGTGTTGCGCCTCGTTCGGGATTAGCCGTAAAACGTGGTATTCAAATTGGTGCCGGTGTCATCGATCCAGACTATACCGGTGAAATTTCCGTTGTCATCTTCAATATGGGGGATACCGATTTTGAAGTGAAAAAAGGTGATCGTATTGCACAGCTCATTCTTGAGAGATGTGAGACCCCGCCAGTTGAAGAAATTAGTATCCTCGAAGAAACTGAACGAGGTGATGGTGGTTTTGGTTCTACGGGAAATTAGAGCAATACCAAAAATCTTCGGGTACAGGCATGAAAAGTACACCCTCCTGTGTCGCCATCCAAAGCTTGGACTTATGCACATGAGAAAATGACATAAGTAACCAACGCTCCCAATACTCTTGAGAAAGGTAATTATCCCAATCTTCTATAGTACTTTCCTTAACTTTCAGCATACCCCTATGTATTTCATAGGGATCTCTCTCAATTCGCACCTCCTTGGGTAGGATCGCCCCCCTCCTAAGAAGTTGTGCCCTCATTATGCGGGGATTTCCATGATCCACGTAGTATTCAAGCCCCTTTTTTCCAAAATCTATCGTTCTTTCACATGGTAAAGTTACTCTGTACCGATGGGTGACCGATGGACTTGGTTTTAGGGAGACATACATTTTTTTTATATACTTATATATAAATAGAAATGTTTTTACTTAAATTGATAACATTCGGTATTGGGTTTCATATTTTACGTAAAAATATGAAAAAATCCCCATCTTTACATGACGACAAAATATTAGAAGAAGATATTTCAGATGAAGAAAAGGTTTTGATAAGAAAATGGATTAAAAAAAGTGGGAAAAATAAATATGGCGACTCTTTAAAAAGTATATATCCAGATGGAATACCTTTGTATGATAAAAAAACAGGGACATACATGAACTATTATGTGTATATAAAGTCAAAATATCCATCATCACCATGGAACTCAGGTAGTATAAAGAAAAAAGTCGACAAATAATCATGAAGACATATGAATCCCTGGATGGAATTACTATTAGAGTTGGTACAAATGCCAAGGAAAATTATGAACTCGTTGAATCGAGTCATGCGGCGAATTGGTGGCTTCATGTCAAGGGGTGGCCAGGTTCACATGTCGTAGTTTCTTATGACGGAGATTTCTTACCAAAAGAAACTAAAAAAGATGCGGCTGCGTTGGCTGTTCACTATAGTCAGGCTTCGGGTCAGAAGCATGTTACAGTAGATTTGATCCGTGTGCAACATGTACTTCCATTAAATACACACGGTTCCGTTGAGCTCTTGCGAGACCCAATCGAAGTCTTAGTGTTTATAAATCGAGAAAACCCAAGACTTGATAGACTTATTAATTTAACAAAGTAGAATAGAGCCCAGCGATGTAGTACACATTTTTAAAACCCAAGTTTTCCAATTTCTCTGCCGCAAATCTGGCTCGTTGTCCAGTATTGCAGTAGACGAGTAAACCCTCTTTGGGAAGTTCAGACGTTGTTTTTTTATTAATTTTGTTCACTGGGATGTGTATGGCTCGTGGGTAGTGACCAGCACGGTATTCCATCGATGTGCGGACATCTATGACCACCCTAATCTTTCCAGATTTGATGTATTCCTTGGCTTTTTCAGATGAAATGAGATTGGGTCCAAAGTAAGTATAGGCTACAAGAGTAGCGAGGGAACCAACGATAATAAGAGGGATCATTTCTTATTATACTCTTAGAAAAAGTTGTCAGTTCTGTACATATTAACCTCAAATGAACCAGTCTTGCCAGTCACCGAGACTGTTTCATTTCCATAGAGCTCCTGGCACCCGATATCCTCCATACAGTCCCTAGCATTATGACTCACTGGGACTGGATACAAGTTTTCACCACCAGTGGTTGTGTAGTAGTGGTACCTATCGCGGCGACCACGAACCTCCTTGCCGTAGAGGGGGAGGGTCTCGTCATTTGGACCTGTAAGTAAACCCATTTGTTGCATGCGACCAGGTTTATATTCCTTTATAGGTGGACCCCTGAATTCGGGTTCACGCCTTTGTTGAAAATTTCCCCGTGGACGGGGTGGACCTGAGAGAATGGTATGAGTTTTCTCTGTAACTTTGACAACTGGTGGATTTTGTATCATGTAAACAATTGTAAGAATCGATACAACTAATATTACCGACAACAGTTGAACTTTTGTCTTATTCTTCATATACTATAGGTGAGATGTTTATTTTTCCACACCCGCAAGTTGTAAGTGATCGCGATACAACGTCTTCTTCGGCTTCACTCCGGTTTGGTTAAAGAAAAACTTTGACATAAAGACATGAAGGTCTTGGCGATAGACATTGGATTTAATAACATGGGTCTGGTTCTTGCTGAGTGTGTAAAAACCCCCATCGTGGAAGTTGAGTTTATAAAAAAAGTAAACTTAGATGACTATAAATACATTTATAGCAATGACTTTGTTGACTTGATTCCTTTATTTGTAGATGATCATAAAGAAATATTTGACAAAGCTGATAGAATACTTATAGAGAGACAGCCACCCCAAGGTTTTACAAATATCGAGATACTTTTACACTATATGTTTAAAGACAAAGTCATGTTAATTTCACCTCACACTTTACATGCACATTTTGGTATTGGGCATCTAAACTACGAAGAGAGGAAAGAGCGTATGGTAAATATGATGGCAAAGTATATAGATTTAGATACGATTCCATATGAAAGAAAGCATGATATAGCTGACGCCTATGGTATGCTTCTGTATTACAATTTTAAAACTAGTGTTCACTTTCTTGATCGTTTTCGGTTTTCTCAACCAAATCCTTTATAATACGATCAACTACATTAACTACAATGCTGTTACCTAAATAGTATAACATACGCTTTGGATTTTTTAGTGTAGTATACTTGTAATCAATACCAAAACCGAACATTTGTAATGTTTCTTTGATACTCAGTGTTCGAATTTTACCATTAATTTCATACAACCCAGTTTTTGCACCTGGACCACCCGATGAAGCACAAATTGTGGGACCATGTGAATCTATACCATATACACGTTCACCTTGTCGTCCACCTTTTTTTGTTATTTTGTTAATCAATTTATACTTCATAATACTATTTCCCTTACATGGTTCAAGGGTGTACACGTTCGAATAATCAAAAAATGTATCTACAGAATAATCTATAATTGAAGATACAGGAGTCTTCGACGTTACTGGGGTGTCTATAAATGAATATAATCGGTCCTTATCACACACCATAAAAATTCTTTCTCTAGCTTGTGGTGAGCCGTAATCTTTGGAATTTATAATTCTATAGCTAAACGTATACCCGCGTTTTTCTATTTCAGTTTGTATTTTTTTAAACGTTTCCCCATTATGTATCGTGTGTAAATTCTTTACGTTTTCTAAAATAAGTGTTTTGGGATTTTTTGAATCTATAATTTTTAATATACTGTAAAAAAGATTGCCGCGTCCTTCATCTCCAAACCCCAGCTTTTTACCAGCTATACTAAACGGTTGACAAGGAAATCCTGCACAAAGTATATCAAAGTCTTCAATTTCGTCAACGTTTATTTCATTTATGTCAGATAATGGGTGAATATTGTAATTTTCGTGGTAAATATCACGAACTTGATCATCGATATCACAAGCGAGTACACATTTATATTCTATATTTTCATTACTATTTTTATTAAAAGCTGTGTGAAAGGCTCCCAGTCCACAAAACAAATCTATATACTTGACTTGTTTAGGCATAATAGTTATAATAATCAAATCCTTAAGTCCATGTAATTTGGTTTTGTATTAGCAATCACTTTTTTGAAACTTATTTTAACCTGTATATCATTACCCGCCGGCCTTCCACCATCACCACCTTTCCTTTGAATAGTTATTCCCGAGTTATCCAGTGCTATGACAGTTCGTGACGGATTAACCTTAAAATTAAATCTAGACAATTTCTTTACTAGTTCACCCATGTAAAATATTTTTGGAATTTTCCGGTTTTTATTCTTATCATATTCCACGTAAACTAAAAAGTGTGGTCTGTTATCCATATCATTCCCTCTTAGAGATTGATTTATAATAGAATATTTAATTTCCGGTTTATTTAAAAATTCAAGGAAACTATCTTCTATCATAGGATCAATTTTTCTATCCCGCTCGTTTCCTTTTACAACTCTATTATCTTCACCAATCGGAAGTTCACATAATTTTTGTAGTATAGGTTGTACAAACTGACAATTGTTTAAATCACAAAAGTTAGCAACGCTCGTTCTCCAAACCTGTTGGAAAGGACCCTCACTTTTTTTTACCTGAAACTTTAATTTTCCGTTAGACACGTCTACTTTAGAACGATTATTTTCAACTCTAAACATTTCTTCACACTTTATAGCATTGTTTAAATCATCTGCAACTCGTGTTTCTTCATCGAAACCTGTACATGCTGCACGTCTCCCTTTATCTGATTGAATCACGGAAGTAATCAGTTCTTGTAAGACGTCTTCAACTTCATTCTCCATAATTTACAATACACACACATCTTTAATAGATTACTCGTTTTCGGTTTTCTCCTTCATGAGAATTTCCAATGCATCGGTGACGTGTTCAAACATAGTAAAAATATCATCGCCATTTTCATTTTTAATTTTATAGCGAAGTGTATTGATGTTATTTTCGAAAGTCTGTTTATACATCTGAATGTTTTGAAGTTTTATTTTTAGCGACGAAATTTTATTTTCGTAGTACCTCATCTTGACTTCAGTGGTTTTATCAAGTTGTTTAATTTCTTTTTTATAATTGCAACGTTGTTTTTGTAAAATGAATAATTTTGTATTGGTGGTGCATGTTTCAAATTGTTTCATATTTTTTTGAAGTTGAAGTTTGAGAACTTCTACGTCTTCTATATACGCATTTTGAAGTGTATTGCGTATATTTGATAAACGATTTATTTCGTTTTGGATTTTAAGATCCATTTTACTTAAAAAGTTTGATTTTCTTTAGTTCACTTACGTTTTCAAACACCGAATTGAAGTGTCCTAATCTATACTGGACATATGCCCAAAGGCCAAAAAATACTGTCTTTGTAAGTTTGCTCACATCGTCCTCCCCCATTTTATAAATTGGACTCACGACGCGATTTACGAATGTTTCCTCTTTATCCTTTCCTGTGAAATACATTTCAGCCTGCGTTAAAGCACATGTATCGTCGTTGATCGACCAGTGGTAGAACAAAAATGGTATTAATATCGAGTAAAATTCCAATTTTTTACGATCGTTTGAAAATGGTATGATTAACACACCTATAAAAAAAACTAAATGAATCCAAAAAATTATATTCATCTAATATATAATGACCGAAGAAAAAAAGATATCTAACGAAGAGATGCGATTGTCATGGACAGATGGTCATGAAACTATTTTGAAACAGTGGGGCGAAGCTTCAGCGTGTTACAGATATATGCACCATCGTGCATTTTTTTTATATCGTCGTGCGAGTATACGTTTCACCTTACCTGTGATTATATTATCAACTGTAACTGGTACTGCAAACTTTGCTCAAGAAACGTTTCCCGATAACATCAAACCATTCGCCCCTTCAATCATTGGTGCTTTGAACTTAACTGCCGGTCTCATTGCAACAATCTCCCAATTCCTTAAAATCAATGAACTTATGGAGAACCATAGAACGGCTGCGTTGTCTTTCGGTATGCTCTCGAGAAACATTCGTCTCATGTTGGCTCTCGACAGGGGGGAACGTAGCAAAACAGGTTTAGACTTTGTCAATGAATGTAAAACAGAATACGATCGTCTTTTAGAACAATCACCGTCTGTACCAAAATCGGTTCTCAAAATGTTTGAGGAAGAATACCCCCTTGATAACGCTTTCACTAAACCAGAAATTTTAGATGTTAAATCTATACCATTATTGAAACTTCCTAAAACGATTGACCCAATTGAAGCTGTAACTACGGGTACACCTCTCGAAAAATTAGGCAAATTTCTTTCAAAAAAAGATGACAAACCACCACCCGGTTTCTTTGGTCCACCTTTAGGTGAAAGTGACGGTGACGCCGATGATGAATACGAAGATGGAAATGATAATGTTAGTTCTGTACCGACTGAAGAAGGTGTAGACGTCGAGCAAGGTAAAACAGAACCATAATCATTAAAAAATTGGTAAGCATACTACATGCAATGTATGGTAAAATTTTTCTTTTTAAAGGTTCTACGACACGTTTATGTAGTGCGTTATTTTCAAGCACCAAATCTATTGCTTGATTAGTAAGGTCATCAATGGATTCCTTCATTAAAATAATACCACAAAAAAATGATCCAAAAATTTCAACGATACACACAAAACAAATCGACCTTATTTCTAACTACATTCGTCAAGGTAAAAATGTGTTCATATGTGGAGCTTCTGGTGTCGGTAAATCATATGTTCTCAACGAAGTTTTAAAAAATACATTGCATGTGGAACTTCAAACTGAACACATGAAGAGTAAATCTTATTTTCTATCTTTTATAAAATCTTCTACAAAACATGTATTCATAGAAGATTACGACTCTATATTTAAACCAATTATAGAACAAGTTTCGGATGGAATACCTATAACAAAAGGTTCTTTACTTGTCACCACAACTAACATGTGTATGTATCCAAATTTTGAAACTGTGTTTATTCCTAAACATAAACCTGAAACTTTATTACGCTTAGTTGATGAAAAAGAAAGAAGTAAGCAACAAACATATAACGCCGCGTTAAAATGTAACGGAAATATTAGAAATTTTTTTACGTATCTAGATGGATACGACGAGAATGACACATTTCAATCACCAAAAGAATTTATCACAGAAATCTTGACAGATCCAAACCCCATACAAATTCATGATAGTATAAGCGAACACGGTCATATATGGGACATATTTCAAGAAAATTATCTAGATTCAAATGGTGTTGACGTAGTAAAAACATCAGAATCATTTTCAGTCGCAGACTTTTATGATACCTACATGTTTTCAACGGGAAATTGGGTGATAATGCCTTACTTTGTTTTACATGCTTTGACAATACCCAAATCGTCACTCGGTGATTCTTTAAAGAAAGATAAAATTAGACCTGGTCGGTGTTGGACTAAATTTGGAAACTACAAAATGCGGAAACAAAAGTATGTTAACCTTGACAAAAAAACACCCGGTGGTTTAAGTACAGAAAAGTTACACTTGTTTAAAATGTATGCAAAAAATGAAAACTACGATTTACTTGTCGAATATGGAATAACTCCACAAGACTTTGATGTTATTAACCATCTTAATGTTGGAAACAACTTAAAACCTAGAGAAGTAACAAAAATAAAAAAGGGAATAAAAAATGCCTATGAACGACGATGATGAAACTGAAGAAGTTGAAGAGTGTGTACGGGTCGTGGGTAACGAATTGTTTTTTTACGGGAGTATTGATAGAGAAAATGCTCTAGAATTCGTTGAGAACTTCAAAAAGCTTGAAATTGAACTTCTCAAGAAAAAGGCGGAGCTTATCGGATATGAACCGGAAATCCGTGTTCACATCATGAGCGAAGGTGGTGACATATTTTCGGGGTTCAATATGATGAATGTTCTAGAGAAATCTCGTGTAAAGGTTATTACCATCGCACAGGGTTCTTGTTGCAGTGCAGCAACATTCGTTCTATTAGGTGGTGAAGAGAAGCGAATGGGTAGGGATGCATACATTCTCATTCACCAAATTTCCACTGAATTCTGGGGCAATTTTCAAGAACTCAAACATGAACTCAAGTCGTCCGAAAAGTTTATGAAGAGAATCAAGAAAATGTATCTCGCCAAAACCGAAATCCCTGAAAAAAAATTTAAACGTCTAATGAGAAAAGATCTATATCTCACACCAAGTAAATGTCTCAAATATAAGATTGTTGATTGCGTTGATTAATATCAATATATCTCTTATACAATCCAAATATACATAAAATTATAAAAATCATACAAAATGTATTCACATTCATTGGGACGGATGTGAATTCTGGAGGCCTAAGTCGTTCCATTCTACCATAATTTACAACCGGTATTTCGGACATCTATTTAAAGTTGAGAAATTAAATATGACTACAATGGAACGACTTATCAGAAAAGACAAAAATGGTCGCGATAGATTCACTGATATTCACGTCGAAGACTTGGGTGATGGAACTGCCGACATTGTCAAGAGCACTGGTATGGTTGGAACAGAGAAAGTTGCGGTTTCTAGAACCAATGTTAAAACTGGCTACGAAAAGGCGTGTGCACGTGCTCAAACGATGTGGAATAACGAACATATAAAGGGAGTTCGGGTAATGCCGATGTTGGCCAACAAGTGGGAAGAACGGAAAAAATATATCTCCACCCCATTCTATGTTCAACCCAAATTGGATGGAGTTCGCCTCCTCGTTTCCAAAGATGGGTGTTTTTCCAGAACCGGTAAACGTGTAGAAGGTCTCGATCACCTCAGCGATGGACTGAGAGAAGGTGAATATCTCGATGGAGAGTGCTATGCACCTGATATGACATTCGAAGAAATCACAAGTATGTTCAAGACTAATCCAACAAAGTTAAATTTCTACATCTTTGATTACTTTGACTTGGAACGCCCTGAACTCACCTTCGAAGAGAGGATGGATTGTGTCAGCGTCGAAACCAAACTCCTCAAGAAGAAGTCTGACGTGGAAAAGTGGCACGATCACTTCGTGGACCAAGGCTATGAGGGTATCATGATTAGGGAGGCCTCTAGCACCTACGAAGTTGGGAAGAGGAGCAACTACCTCCTCAAGTTTAAGAAATTTCAGACGGAGGAATATGAAATTGTAGGAGCCAAGACGGGGCATGGGAGAGACGCTGATGCGGTCGTTTGGGTGTGTAAATTGACCAATGGTAGACAGTTTACTGTCAGGCCCGAGGGCACAATCAAACAAAGAGAGGAACAATACAGGAACAGAAAGAAGTACATGGGTAAAATGCTTACAGTTAGATTTCAAAATCTAACTGACTTGAATGTACCGAGATTCCCCGTTGGTGTGGTAGTTAGAGATTACGAATAATATTGTAATAGATAAATGGCTCGTATCGCAATTGATGTAGATGAAGTTCTCGTTCATTTTTTATATCCCATGGCTAGATCTAGAAGACTGGGAAAACCAAAAAAAGAAAAATACAATTACGTCTATCGTGAAATTTTCGATATAACAGAAGAAGAGTCGCAGGAGTTTGTCAAAGAATTCTACAACTCGGAGGCGTTTCAAAAACTCGAACCAATCAAAGGGTCGCAAAATGCAATGAAATGGCTTCGTCGAAGAAGTCAAAAAATGTATGTCGTCACCGGGCGCCAAAATGTGGCTAGAGAACAAACAGAAACCTGGATAGAAACATATTTTCCGGGAATCTTTAACGATGTGATACTCACAAATAGTTATACACCACATGAAGTAAAAAAGGTTGACATATGCAGAGCTCTAAACCTAGGTATGATTATCGATGACAATAAAGCAATTTGTGACGAGTGTTTAGATAACGACATCCGGGCGATAAACTTTGTTGGTGAAGAGATGTATCCGTGGTGTGAAGAAAGTGACATCATGTTGAAGGGGTGGTATAGTTTTCTAAATACAGAATAACACGGTCTTCATCCGACGTATTTTCAGCCCAATGGGGAACTCTCGCACTAAAGACTATGTGCTTTCCATCTTCTTCGCTAATATTTCCCAATGTATCATGGTATAGTGTACAACCACCCGGACATTTTAAACCCAGATGATATGTGAATTTATAATTTTTACCAACGTGGTCAACATGTTTGTTCAATTTCACACCACCTTTCATTAAAGAAAATCCAGCGATGTGGATTCCACCCTTGATTTTTGAAAGTAGTTCAGACGTTTTCGGACACATATCACAATTCCCAATGACAGGATTACCCCCCCAAATTAATGGCCAACTTATCCATGAATCTTGAACATGATCCTGACCACCCTTTAACCAACCATGACCACCATTTCCATATTTAGTTATAACCTCATTCATACTATCCGAACCTTCCCATGCACCAGTTGGTCGAGGTTCATCACTTATAAAAACATCACCCGGGAGGGTGTCATATTCACCTCGTATAGACTCCCAATATTTCTTGAGTTCTTTGAGGTCCATTTATTTTAAAACGTATAATATCTTTAGATGTATTCACTTCTATGTAAACCAATCATTGTTCCACCTCAAAATATTTTAACGACAAAAGTATGCCGAATAGTTACTGTAACACCATCTAAAGACGTACAGAATAAATACGAACTTGAGATAGTAGAAAATGCACCACCAGTAAATGTAGAAATCACTGAACCCGAGTAATTGATCCAAACTTGTCCTTCATCATAATAACTTCATCACACTTTCCACCCCTTATAGTCATCACGGGCTCACCACATGTATGACCATGTGTTTTAAAACGTTCACACGCAAACTCAGTTTTCATCGTGATATTCATATTCTCACTGTATCCGATGAAAGTCTTGTCTATAGAACCATTCGTATCAATTGATTCAACCGTCACCTTGACACAATAACTTCCAAACTCCCTATCCTTTTTATTTTTAGTGGGGGGTGGGGGGTGCTCCGTGAATGCACCCATTTTTACCCCCATTCTATTCCTAATATATGTAAATGGTTTGAGAAGAAGCATCTTAATTACACCTCATTGGAATTTTTTAAGTTCATTACACTCTTTCTCTTCTTTAGGCTATCCTTTTTCCAACCGGTATTTTTTATATGTTCCGTGGAGGTAGCCTTCAGATTTTTAAATTTGAAAACACCATTCGTCGATAACTCTTGCCACTCGTGGAGAGAAATCTTAGAGTGCCTCAATTCATCCGGGGTCTTCTCACGCTTATCCAATATTCTGTCATTCAGGTGATCATCTGCCGCCCTCATGAGGTAGTACGCCATCCCGGTTATTTCATCTTCGGTAAAATGTGTATCGTTACCCTCATCCAAATAATTCTTAGAGAAAGATTCCTTTATGAGAGCCCTCAACTCATCGAAGTCTAGGTCCCCCTTACCATCCTCATCGGCGTCTTTGAAACTCTTCGTCGCTACACACGCCTGAGCGGCATAGCGAGCAGCTTCCCTCCCAACTTCGTATTCTTCCTGTATCACACCCCGGTAGATTTCAGATTTATTACCCAGAGCAAATTTAGCAATGAAGCTCACCAATGTGGTAGCAATCCCTAGCATAACAACACCCGAAGTCAATTGAATGAGAATAAACACATAATCGACTTCCCCAACTAAACCAGTCTGTTGTATATCAAAAAGTATACCATACCTGTAAAAATCGTAGTAGATACCATTTGGTTGACCATTGTATAATATGACTGGGTTATTCGTTTCAAAGCTATCTGTTGTGTAAAAATCTTGACTGTATAATATTTCATCACCCTTAGAGAACCACCCAATCTTAGGAGACACCGTTATGACAGCGTATACATCATCATTACCAATTTTCACTTTGAATTCTTTATCCAAATGAAAGTTGTGGTACTTGACTTTAATGTTCAAGCGTACCCCACTTGTCCGAACGTAGGGGTAGTTTTGTGAATCTTCACCGGCACCCTCAAAACCTGTGATGTCCCAATCACCTTTTTGTTCATTGAAT